CTATTTCCAACAGGCCTGGCCATTTGACATGGTGGTGCTGGACGAAAGCACCAGTTTCAAAAACCCCCAGAGTAAACGGTTTAAGGCTATGAAGCGGGTACGCCGCTTTGTCAAAAAGATGGTGTTGCTGACCGGCACCCCATCATCCAAGGGATTGATTGATTTGTGGTCGCAGGTATTTCTCCTGGACGGAGGCAAGCGGCTGGGTCCCACTCTGGGCGCATACCGGGAGCGGTATTTTGACCCCGACCAGCGCAGCCGCACCCAGATTTTCAGCTACAAGGCCAAAGATGGTGCCGACAGCGCTGTGCTGAACGCTATCTCTGATATCTGCATTTCCATGAAAGCAGAGGACTACCTGCAACTGCCGGAGAACATCCCACACGAAATACCCATCTCCCTGGATGCCAAGGCTCTGCGGGATTACAAGCAGTTTGAGCGTGATCTGCTGCTTGAGCTGGATGAGAATGTGGTGACTGCGGCCTCCGCCGCTGTCTTGGTGGGCAAGTTGTTGCAATACTGCAACGGGGCTGTCTACGGCACCGAGGGCCAGGTGGTCCCCGTCCACGATTGCAAGCTGGATGCCTACATGGAGCTGTTGGAGCGTCTGGATGGCGAGCCAGCCCTGACCTTTTACGGCTATCAGCATGACCGTGACCGCATCCTTGAGCGCCTGGAGAAGTACAACAAGGGGCGCAAAGACAAGCTGCGTGTGCGGGTCTACAAGGGCGTGGCTGACGAGGAGGCGTGGAACGCCGGAGAGGTTGACGTGCTGCTTGTCCACCCTGCGAGCTGCGCCTATGGTCTCAACCTCCAGGCCGGTGGCCACCACGTCGTGTGGTATGGCCTCAACTGGTCCTTTGAACTGAATGACCAGGGCAACTGCCGTCTGTGGAGGCAGGGCTCACCCTATGACAAGGTTTACATCCACTATCTCGTTGTGCAGGGTTGCCAGGATGAGGATGTCATGGCAACCATCCAAGACCGTGCAGACACCCACGAGGCTGTTATGCGGGCACTCAAGGCCCGAATTAAGAAGATCAAGGAGGATCTGATTGCATGAACACCAACCAGACAGCTATTTTGAACGGCGACCAGATTTATTTGGAGGAGCTTATCCGGGAAAATGCCCGGCTGACCATCCGGCACGAGGCTGATAAGCAGATGCTGGTAGACTACAAAGAGACCCTTGCCCGTCGCAATGCCGAGATTGAGGCCTTGCTCAAAAGCGCAGACGAGCAAAAGCACGTCAAGGAGGCATTGGACCGCGCACAGTACGTTGCGGCCAAGCTCGCCAAGGCAGAAAAGACCATCCACTATCTGCTGCGTGGCGGTGACCCCTGCAAGGTGTGTGCCAGAGACTGCAAAATGGGCAGCGGTTGCCACAACCCCATTTGGAAAGAGGATGCCGTTGTATGACGTTAAAAGAGTTATCCCAGCTTTACCACCTCAACCGGGAGATTGAGATGGACAAACGCCGCCTCCAGGAGCTGGAGCTGAAAGCCTTGCCAGGCAGTCAGAAACTCACGGGCATGCCGCGCACCCCCGGTGTCCCGGATCCCGTTGGGGACTGTGCGGCGGAAATTGCTGATCTGCGCGGCATCATCGAGGCAAAGCACAACCAATGCCTTTATGAGCGCAACCGTCTGGAGCGATATATCGCCAGCATTGACGACAGCCTCCTTAGACAGATTTTCACCTACCGTTTTGTGAATGGCTTGGCCTGGGAGCAGGTCGCCGCTTGTGTCGGCGGGGGGAATAGCGCGGGCAGCGTGAAAATGGCGTGCCACCGGTATTTGCGGCGAGATTAAAAAGTTGTTACGAATGTTACACGTGTCTGTGTTAACATGTATGCGCGGGTGTGTGCCCCAAGAATGGCTGCACCTCCTTGGTTAAACAGCGGCAAGGATCCGGCTCCTTGCCGCTGTTTTCAATATGTTTTGCAAAGCTGCCTCCTCATGGGGGTGGCTTTTTACTTTGTTATGGGGTGGTGAGCCTTGGCCAAGCTGACAGATAAGCAGAAAAAATTTGTTGCGGAGTACCTGGTGGACTTGAACGCCACACAGGCTGCTATCCGTGCTGGATACAGTGAAAAAACGGCCTGCGAACAGGGAGCCAGGTTGTTAGCAAATGTTAAGGTTCAGGCGGCAATTCAGGAACGGCAAAAAGAACTGAGTGAAAAGACCAATATCACCCAGGAAAAGGTGCTCACTGAGCTGGCCGCCATTGCCTTTGCGAATGGTACGGATTTCGCAAGCGTCAACGCCAACGGCCTCATCGCTATCAAGGCCACCAGCCAAGTGCCAAAGGAAAAGCTCCCGGCCATCGCGGGCATCAAGTACACCAACCACGGTATGGGCGTGGAGATCAAGTTGCACGACAAGGTGCGGGCGCTGGAGCTGCTGGGCAAGCACCTGGGCGTGTTTGACCGCCAGCAGGGTGGCGCTGACCCGCAGGAGAACAACATCTTTGACGTAATCAACCGGAGCACCAGGGAGGAGCTGGACACAAGTGCAATACCAGAAATTGAGCCCCCGGCAAAACCTGGCGATGACCTGGTGGAATAGGCCGGGCTTTAAGGATTACGACGGCATCATCTGTGACGGCTCCGTCCGCTCCGGCAAGACGGTGGCCATGACCGTGGGCTTTATCATGTGGGCCATGTCCACGTTTGAAAATCGCTATTTTGCTATTTGCGGCAAGACCATTGAGAGCTTGCGCCGCAACGTGACTACCAACCTGTCCACCTGGCTGGCGGGAGTGTTCACATTCAAGGAGCACCGCTCCGAAAACAAGATTACCGTGACCGCCGCGGGCAGGAAAAACACCTTTTACCTGTTTGGCGGCAAGGACGAGAGCAGCGCCGACCTCATCCAGGGCATCACGCTGGCAGGTCTCCTGCTGGACGAGGTTGTGCTTATGCCCCGCTCTTTTGTGGAGCAAGCCGTCGCGCGTTGCTCTGTGGATGGCTCCAAGCTGTGGTTTAACTGTAACCCGGAGGGACCACTCCACTGGTTTTATATCACCTGGGTTTTGGAGGCAAAAAAGAGAAATATTTTGCACCTCCATTTCACCATGGATGATAATTTCAGCCTCTCCCCAGCCGTCAAGGCAAGGTATGAGCGCCTTTACTCTGGTGTCTTTTATGACCGCTTTATTAGAGGCCTTTGGGTGGTTGCGGAGGGGCTGATTTATACAGCTTTCAACAAGGACTTTCATGTGGTGCCGTCAGAGCCGCGCCCATATGACCGTTATTATATCTCCTGCGACTACGGCACCATCAATCCCACCAGCATTGGCCTGTGGGGGCGCGCAAATGGTCGCTGGTACAGAATGAGGGAGTATTACTACGACAGCCGCAAAGTTGGACGGCAGCGCACGGACGAGGAGCACTACACCGAGCTGGCCGCTCTTGCCGCTGATCTGCCCATCCGGGCGGTCATAGTAGACCCATCCGCAGCTTCGTTTATTGAGGTCATCCGCCGCCACGACAGGTTTAGAGTGGAAAAAGCCTCCAATTCCGTCATTGACGGCATCCGCAACGTGTCCACCCGCCTCCAGACCGGGGAGCTGTTCATCTGCTCCTGCTGTGAGGACTGCATCCGTGAGTTCGGTATGTACCGATGGGACGAAAAGGCCAGAGAGGACCGCCCCATCAAGGAGAACGACCACAGCATGGACGACGTGCGCTATTTCGTACAAAAGGCATTTGCGCCGGTGCTCATAAGCACCTGAGAGAGGTTTTTATGGAAATATCTGTGCTGGGTGTGGCTTACGCCCTGGAATACACCGAAAAGAGCTGTGACCCTAATTTGGAAAGCTGTGACGGTTACTGCGACAGCAGCGTCAAGAAAATCGTGGTGCGCGACTACACGGACGAGGAGCGCAAAGAGCCGCGAGCTCTCAAGGATCTGGACGCCTATAAGCGCAAAGTCATGCGCCACGAAATCGTGCACGCTTTCCTGTATGAGAGCGGTCTGAGCATCAACACCCTCCAGTTTGAGGGTGGGTGGGCCACCAACGAGGAGCTGGTGGACTGGGTTGCCGTCATGGGACCCAAGCTGCACGCCGCATGGGCGGCAGCCAACTGTTTGTGAGGTGAAAGAACATGGTCGAGCTTTACTTGAGAGAAACAGAGGACATGCGGGCAAGTACCCATTTCAAGCCCGGCATGACCGACAAGCGTTTTTTGGAGTTGGAGATCGCCAACTGGCTGAAATCCAGAGAGCGCAAACGCCAGCTTGAGGGCGAGCGCTACTATGGCGGCGGGCACGCTGTCCTGGGTCGCAAACGCATGATACCGGGGGACGACGGCAAGCCTAAAGAGCTCAAGCACTTGCCCAACAACCGGCTTGTGGACAATCAGTACGCCAAAGCGGTGGACCAAAAGACCAATTACTCTTTTGGCCGTCCGTTCTCTTTTGACACGGAAAACAAGGAATACGGAAAGCTGCTGGAGGCCACTCTGGGCTCCGGTTTCCGCCGGACGATGCACACCGTGGGCGAAAGCGCATGGATTGGCGGCAAGGCGTGGGTGTACCCCTATTATGAGGGCAACGCGCTGGCCTTTAAGCGCTTCTCCGCAGATGAGGTGCTCCCGTTCTGGGCCGATGCCGACCACACTATCCTGGACGCGGCGGTGCATGTATATGTCGTGATGGAATACGAAGAAAATGAGCACGCCAAGGACGTGGTCAAGGTCGAGGTCATGCACGGCGGCGGCGTGGACTGTTTCATTTACGAGGACGGTACGCTGGAGGCCGACCCCACGGCGCAGTCCGGGGCGTATATCAAAAAGACCAACCCCGATGACGGCAGCGTTGCGACATTCAACTGGGAGCGCATCCCCCTGGTCTGTTTCAAGAGTGGCCACCATGAAATCCCGCTCCTTTCCCGTGTGAAGTGCTTGCAGGACGCGTACAACAATGTGCTGTCCAACTTTGCCAACCAGATGGAGGAGGACATCCACACCACCATCCTGGTCATCAAGAACTACGACGGCGAGGACACGGGCACCTTGCGCAGTAAGATCATGGAGACCGGCGTCATCAAGGTGCGCTCCTATGAGGGCGCAGAGGGCGGCATTTCTACTCTCCAGATAGAGGTCAACGCCGAAAACTACAAAGTGCTGCTTTCCCTGCTCAAGGATGCCATCATCGAGAACGCCCGCAGCTATGACGCCAAAGATGACCGCATGAGCAACAACCCCAACCAGATGAACATCCAGAGCATGTATTCTGACATCGACCTGGACGCCAACGGCATCGAGATGCAGTTCCAGGCCGCTTTCGAGGAGTTGCTCTGGTTTGTCAACAAGCACTTTGCCAATACAGGCCAGGGCAACTTCGATGGCACCCCCGTCAAGATCATTTTTGACCGGGACGTGCTTATCAACGAAACCGAGGCCATCACCAACTGCAAAAACTCCGTGGGCATCTTGTCCGACGAGACAGTCACCAAAATGCACCCTTGGGTGGACGACCCTGTCAAGGAGCTTGCACGCATCAAAAAGGAGCGCGAGGCCCAGGAGGCCTCCGACCCTTACCGTGCCGCATTTGAGCGTGATCTGAACAAGTCCGGCAACGGCGGCTCCGGCAACGAGCCTCCCGCAAAGGGCGGTGGCGCAGATGGCGCGGCAGAGTAACGCAGCCTATTGGGCCCAGCGTTTCAAAAACATGGAGGATGCGCTGAAAGACCAGTCATTCTCCTATGTGGAAAACCTGGACCGCCAATTTGCCAAGTCCATCGCGGAGATTGAAAAGCAGATCGCCGCCTGGTATCAGCGTTTTGCGGTCAACAACGAAATCACACTGGCCGACGCCAAGCGGCTGCTCAACTCAACAGAGCTGGCAGAGTTTCAATGGTCTGTGCAAGAATACATCAAGTATGGCCAGGAAAACGCCCTTGATGGCCGCTGGATGAAAGAGCTGGAGAACGCCAGCGCCAGGGTGCATATCTCCCGTCTGGAGGCGCTCAAGCTGCAAATCCAGCAACAGGCAGAGCTCCTGTATTCCAACCAACTGGACTTTGTGGATGAGGCCACGCGCCGGATATACACGGACAGCTACTGGCACTCCGCATTTGAGGTCCAGCGCGGCCTTGGCGTGGGTTGGACTATACTCAGGACGCTGTAAGCGCCAATTATGCGGAGTGTTTTGTGACACGAAACGGCGTCCGCTACTCCATGCTGATGGCCAAGGAGTTTGAGGGCAAGGCCTCTGTCAACACCAAAGAGGTGTTCCGCCTGGGCAACCCCGTGGTGGGTCACAAGCCTCAGACGGTGGCGCTGGCGTTCTCCATGACCATCTACAAGTGCACGGAAATCTTTGACGAGATCGTGGAGGAGTTCATCAAGACCGGTGTGATGCCGACCTTTGACATCCAGACCTCCAACGACGACCCCGCCAGCTCCGTGGGCCGTAGCACCAAAATCTACAACAACTGCATCCTGGACGGCGATGTGCTGCTGTCCATGTTCAACTCTGAGGGTGATTTCGTGGAGCAGTCCATCGAGGGCTACTGCGACGGCTTTACCCGCCCCGAAAAGCACACCAACCCGTCCTACATGTAAGGACGGCACAAACTAAAGGAGGAAACCATTTATGAGTAACACTACCCTGTCCGCTTTTATGCGGCCCAACGTCGAGCAGATCAGCAACGCCCGCTTTGCCGCTTCCCCCCGTATCAAGGGGGAGGACGGCGAGCCGGTGGAATGGGAAATCCGGTGCATTTCCGCCGAGGAGTACGCCCGCATCCGCAGCGCCTGTATCAAGCAGGTGCCCGTGCCCGGCAAAAAGGGCCAGTACACCCAGCAGCTTGACACCTACGCTTTCCAGGCCAAGGTGTGTGCCAAGTGTACCGT